CGTTAGGCGTGGAACAGTTTAAAGTCCATCTCTAGACCTCTCTCACCACTAGAGAGATCGAATGAACTTTCCTGCCTGTGGAGCCCTACTAACAAGGTAATCAAGGAATGGCTTTTCGTCTTTATTCAACCAAACCGGATTAGTATCAAAAACAGAATGACTGTATCGATCTGAATACTCAATCCAATCGTTAGGCACATAAGGGGACAAATCAAATGGCAAAAGCCCAAATGAGGTCATAGCCCGAATGCGTTTCTCCCAATCCAACTGGACATCAACAGAAACATTATAGAGTTTTTGAACCAAAAATCTGGTAGACGTTCCCACCTGTTTTCGGATTACATCACATGACATAGCTTGAGCCAATTTAGCTCTTTCCCACCAATCCATAGAATTGATAATAGACTGTCGGATAGTTACATGAGAAGTCAACTCAAGTAACTTGTGTCCAAGCTCACAAAGAACGGGGCAACCATTGTACTGATAAACAAACGAGTATGCTCTGGCTCGCAAGAGCTCGAGCCTAGTGGTTTCACTTGCACGAACATATTTCTTATTCGTCCAACCTACTCTACACAAAGCATCTACAATATCAGTAACAACAATGCCTTCATCCATATCATAAACCTGTCCACAAAAGGAAGCCTCGGACAACTCTTTCGTCTTCCCTATCTTGATAGTCAAACCAATATCAGCGAATTGTGATTCAGTCGGGGTGGCTGTAGGCGGCGTCACGCGGAAAATACCATCGTCACCTTCAACAAAACCTTTCACAAGGGCGTGCGGATCATTTTTCCATGTGCAGAACAAAAACGCCATCAAATTGTGGAATCCATTTGCTAGGCTAGTGTCCATTTCTCCAGACATACGTACAGCATCTAAAGTAACGGTCACATTTTTGAACTCGCATTTGTTCTTGCCAGCTAAAGTACCATGGCAAAATTTCATGATCATATCATGATCTGCTAAGTTTCGGGTCATGTATCGGTATAGTTCAAACTGACATACTCTCATCAACTGACGAGTAAAGTGCGCTTCAAAAGCAGTATAATCAGTGAAAACGTATTCTGCACCAGGCTGGTAAAGCTCGTCGTTGATAACCATGGGTCTATCAACAACTGGGACGGTCTTAATGAACCATTCTAGACCGAACACCTTCTCAGAAATTGCAGCGACAACGGGGCCAATGAGACATTTGGCCATATCAACACG